TTCTTTTTCCCAATCATCAGTTTCAACAAGAACTCGACCTTTTGCCAAAATAGACAAATGCGAGTAATTGTGAGCGTGTTGACAAGCCTGATAATTTGCTGGAATGGTCATTTCCTTGGCGTATAGCCCATCAGAAAAATGATGTACAACACATGGGTTAACTTCAAAAGTGCCCAATTTTTCAGCAAATTCTTGTGCAATTGTCATGTTATTGATTGTAATACGGGACTTTGAAAGGTTTACCATTTACCGTAATGTTTATAAAACCTACGGGCGCAGCAGGAAGGCTACCAGAGCCTGTCGTTGCTGTGGTTGCCGATGAGAAGTTCAACAGATTAAGAAAGAACTGTTGCCAAGCACGAGTCGGGCGTTTGGTTGAGCTATCCAAAAACTCTGACTGCGGGTATGGGTTTGTTTGCGTTGAGCCGTAAATTCCACCAGCCATTAGTTTTCTCCTTCAGAAGCTTTAAGGTTGGCAGAAACAATGACCGCTTTCACAGGGTCTGAGACAACGACTTCATACACTCGATCTCGGGCTGTACCCAATCTGCGCCAAATGGCACGATTCTTGTATTTGCCTTCAAGACCAATAGAAACCCAGTATTCACGCGACCATGTAGAGCCACCGTCATTTGACCAGCGCAACATAGCTTGAGGGTTTGCACCTACAACTTCTTGATTTAACGGTGTAGTGATACCAGATAAACCAACACCAGGTTGAAATTGAATTTGTAACTCATCAAAAAATTGACGTTGCAAATCAGTCACTAAATGAGGGCAGCGGCGCAATCTACGCACGTTTTGACCGTTATCAGTGTAATTAGTGGAGTCAATCTCGTAAATGTTGCCGTTGGAATAGTCCCCACAGAGAACCATGCCCTGAAACAACGCAGCACAATTACCACGGTGACGCTCATATTGGCCTAAGTTGTTTGTGTACAACCACTTATGCCACATACCTGTTGTAACGTCATAAGCCCAAGTCAGGCCGTTTGTGCCGATACTTGGAAATGTCACCACATAAACTTCATGGCCTTCTAATTGATAAGTCCATGAAATAGCGTCTGAAATCTTTTGGTTGACCAGTGTATTTTCAACTGCGTGAGTTGAGATACGCTGTGGCTGATAGCCGTTCATTTGCATGACTTGGGCTTGACCACGGCTGTTTTGCGACACATAAGCAAATGAGTTACCCACGCGAGACATGGAAAACTTAGCTGCGATACCGTGTTGCGTAGAAGTGCCTGGAATCCGTTGGAATGGGAAAGGCACAGCGCCCACATCCACCCACGCCTCAGATGATGCCTCACCCAACAAATAAACTTCTCGGTGGTCAACAATAAGGGAGACAAGGTTATCAGGCGCACCGTCTTTGGCTGAATAGCTGAGAGCAGGGCTAACAGGAGACAAAAGGTTAGAAGCGCCCCATTGTTGGCTATTTGGTCGGTTATAGACAAAATAATTGTCCACAATGTCCACAGTATTACCGCCAGTAAACGCACCGTCAGACGATGGAATAACCGTCCAATTTAGGGCATACAAAGTCTCAGACGCAACGGTTTGAGAGGTACTGACTGTGTATGTTCCTGTGCCGCCTGTGCCAGTTCCAAGGGCAGTAATCATAGTGTTGGCTGTAACACCAGCGCCTTGGATTGTCTGCCCAACATAAAGAGTACCGCTAGACACAGCGCTGACTGTCAACGTAGTGCCAGCAATTGCGCCAGTTACAATAGCGCCGCTTGAAGATGTGTAAAACTGAGAAGAAATAAGGTTTTGGTTAATGTTGATCGTATACGTACCAACACCACCACTACCTGTTCCAAGCGCAGTAATCACGGTTTCTTGAGCGCCACCGATAGCAAAGAATTGCTGTCCAACAGCAATAGTCCCCGATTTAACAGAAGTAACCGTCAGGGTAGTACCTGATGTTGACCCTGTGAAAATCGCAGCCGTTTGCGTACCAATAACCCATGTATAACGGTAAGTTCCATCCACAATGTAGACGTTAATTCCGTTGTCAGAAATTGATACCCGACCAGATGTTGAGTTCAGTTGACCGATGATGACAGGAGTTAACGCAGTATTTAATGCGTAAACGTATGAGCCACACACAGCAACAAGAATATTCCCACCAGACAAAGTACGCAAGCCGCGCACTTCCTGTTGATTTGGTAAAGTGGCTTGAATTGTCAGCCCAGGCGTTGGGTATAAAGCAACCACGCCACGAGCGCCATCAGGCTTCGTAGGGTCAACTTCAGGGCGAAAGTTAATACACTCCTGTGCATCTTGATAGATGGAAGGAGCTTCGTAACTTGCGCCAACAAAGCCAAAATCAGCCATTAATTACTCCCTTGGCACGTAGGATTTGCCAGCCAAAAGTGTTTTGATGGATGGCAAACTGATGCCATATTGTTTTGAAAGTTCACGAGCAGAAACGCCTTGCTTACGCAATTCTCTAATTTCTTGCGCTTGAGACATAGACAATTTGCAACGAGGGCCTTTATCGCCTGTGTAATCTGGACTGCGACCTTTTGCAGCTTTGTCAGCCATGTTGTCGGCATGAGTTCCAACAAATAAATGTTTTGGATTGCAACAAGATGGATTGTCGCAAGTGTGCAAAAGAAAACCAGATTCTGATGAATTTCTTGGCGCATTCCATTGAATGACGCCAGGATTGACAAGATCAAAAATAACACGATGGGCATAGTAAGAGTATTCATTAATTTGAACCCTTCCATATCCTTGTTCATTTTTAAGTCCCATCCAATTCCAACATTCATTTTCAGTTTTTTTATCAACTTTTGACCACAAAACTTCAGGCGTGTTTGCTGGCTTTCCTGGAGGTCGAGGGCCTTCTCCATTCTTTTTTCTCCAGTAATAAGCCTTTGCATATTCTCTTTGTTTCCTGCGTTTTTCTTCAAGTTGTTGCGTTGTTATGTTCATGATTGCTCCTTTTAAATGAACAATCACATTATACATCAATCCGTCAACGGAAGAAACCCCCCGAAAGTATCCAACCAGCATCCTTGGATTTGCCAACCAGCAGCGAATCAGGGTAGCGAGATACTTGAGGTGGTTTCATGTTTGTACGTTTCACCGTAGCTTTAGCCTGCGATGCAAACGCATTAATCATCTGAATTTGTGTAGCACTTGCTTTGCCATACATAGGCATCAAGCGTTCAGCCAAACACCAGCGCAAGGCGTTTGTATAGCCTTGTGGCAATGCCAAGTTGTCAAAGTAAGTGTTATATCTAGCAAAGATTTGATTGGCAAAGATGTGCATCTCACCCTGAGAAGGGTTAGGCCACACATAAATGTTTCCAAGAATCTCTGTTGGCTGGTAATAGATCGCTTTAGGCCAAGGGCCATTCAACGTCTTGAGGCCAATCATCTCGTAATCTTCAAGATTCAAGATTGCAACAGGGTAATCTAGACCGCCGTTGACAATTGGCACACCGTTGGAGTTAGTGTTAATACGTACAAAAGACGAATCAATCGCCAATGGTCGCTCGTAATAACCTGTGATTGTGGTGGATGCAACGGTCTGGCTGACGTTCAATTGGTATGTGCCAACTTCGTTCACGTTGTTGCCTGCGCCTGTTAAAAAGCCAACAATGCGCGTTCCTGCGGTAATACCCGAGCCGCTAAGATACTGATTCAGGTTAATAGCGCCAGAGTTAATGCCCGTGACGGTCAAGACGTTGCCAGTAATAGACCCTGTAAAGCTGGCGTTGATGTTACCAGTAGGGCCAATCGTGTATTGCGTTTGACCAGGCACAATCGGAAATACGATCTCGGTTTTGTAGAAAACCATCATATCTTCGTTTGACCATTGGTCAATCATATCGTTGAGCATATCAAAAGCGTCTGCGGCGGCTTCAGGAGTAGGAGATTCCCCTGCCTCCAAAGCGCCGATGTCTTTTAATGCTCTGCTAATGATGTCAAATGGTACAGCCATGATTTAACCCAAATTTGGTGTGAAAACTTGGGCAACCCAAGGCGGCAACACGGTTTTCTTTTCCATGTTGGCAAGCTGTTGCGCTAGGCGTGATTCTATGATATTTTCGCCATGTTGGGTAGCATCTTCTTTGACCCAATTAATCACATCTTCCTCGGTGACTTCTGCATAAGGCTTGGCCAAAATTGGGTCGCCAAACCGCCAATATCCTTCTGTATCCACAGAATAATCACCATCTATCGCAGTAACGTGATACTTGGCTTCGGTAATCAAGCCATCTGTGGCTTTGACTTCTGAAATTTTCCAATTAAATGTTGTCATTTTTAAATCCAAGATTGCTTAGACTCATCCCATCCATAAGTTCCAGAACTTTGAGGCGTTGGAGGTGTCCAAACATTGTTGATTAAAGTCCAGCTATTGCATGGATTACCATGAATGTCGTTAGGTCTTGGCGCAGTAAAAATATTGTTTTGATATGTCCATCCAACACTTGCGCCATTTGCGATTACTGCAATTGTTCCTTCTGGAAATGCAGGCGGCGGGTTTGAAGGCTCGTTTTCATAATCAATGATATTGATTACTGAAGTGCCTTGAATAATTGCGTAAACAGTCATTTTTTACCTTAAAAATAAGCTGTTATATAAATAATGCCAGAGCCTCCAGAAGCCCCTGCAAAACCATTCGTTCCCGCCGAAGCGCCAGAACCTCCAGCACCAATTGCATAAGAATAACTTGCAGATGGAGAATTTATACATGCTTCAATGTAACCACCAGCGCCGCCGCCGCCTCCCATGCCACCGCCTGAGGAATTTGTACCGCCGCCGCCGCCGCCACCACCTGAATTGGCTGCACCAGCGCCAGAAGCTGCATTGGCATTACCAGCACCATTACCTCCCAAAGCAGAAGCACCACCAGGCATACCTGATTGATAATTTCCTACAGTTGTAAAGGCAGCACCTGCATTACCACTTCCTCCAGAAATAGCTATGCCAGATGCTCCAGAGCCAATAGTTGCACTGCCACCATAAGCAACAGTGCTATTGTTTTGAGATGTTCCACCCGACCCGCCATTACAG